TTATTGTTATTTTCACCAAATGTATCTGACTCTGATGAAGTTCTAAGAGCTCCAGCGGTTAGTTTAGTTTGACCGTGGTTTAACATTCGTTCAATTGCCGTCTTATCCCTAGGTTTTCCTTGTTTCAAAGTAACTGAGAATGTTACACCAGTCGGAAAATCATCCGGCCCAATTTCATCGTCCCATGCCATTTTAACATCAGTACAGAGTAGATCTCCCATCACAAAGATCGGATTCATTGGATTTCCAACGACTATATGCCATTCTCCAACGGGTCTATCCGAAAGTGCCGATTTAATTGAGATCAGGTCAGGAATAGCATTTCCCAACATGTCCGGCCGCATTAGGCCTGCCTGTAAAGCTTTTAGGCCAGTGCCAAGAGGGTCTGACACTATTTTGCTACCTGCTAGTTTTGCTGCACCGATTAGATTTGCGAATAGCGTACCAAACTCAGCCGAGTTATTGCCGGCTCCAGTAGTACCCCAGCTTGTTAGGATATTACCAATTGCCTCAGTTGTAGTAGGATCAAACTTTACACCAGTCTTAGGAAAGTATCTTGCCAATTGGCCTAAGAATTGTGCATCCTGATATGTTAAATTCATGAAATTTGAAATAATATCAAGAGCTGCAATCTTTGGGCTCATTCCATTAAATGATCTAAATACATAATGAAATTTTAAAGAGATCACATTAGTGTCCCAACCTGCCTGAACGCCTCTTTCTCTTCTACTCGATTTAGTTATCACATTCACTGGTCCGTATATTCTATTCCAATAAGGTCCACTGGTCTGATCGTATAGATTTTTTTGAAAATCTTGAAGTTTTCCCTCGTATCCTGAGATCTCCGCCATTTGCGCATCAGTTCCGACCGTTGCAACGTAAGCTGCTGTGATTGCTGACTTTATTTGGTCTCCTTTGGGTACACCAGTTACCAACTTTAATAATTCATTTAGCGTAATTTCATTACCGGTAATGGTTTGACCGGTGACTCCGTCTACTGCATTAACTGATGTCCATGGAATGTCCCAATTGAAAACTCCAAGACTATTTAGGGTATTGGCAGTCTCTCCTCCAAACCAGGTAACGGCTTGGGCTATAGGTATTGCATTTCTGCCCGGTGGACCCAATCTTAAAGAGTCGCCTATTGGAAACGGGTACCTACGTAACGTTATTAATCGGTTATTTGGAATCTTACCGTAATACTTACAGTACATAAAATCAGTCTGTGAATAGGGTTGAAAGCCTACATTTGTAGCTGGGGAAACACCTGCTCCCCATTGGATTAATCGACCAGCCGTTGGATTAGATAAAATATCGGTCGATATAGCCCTAAACTTTCCAGCCGAGTCCCTTAGCGCGCCATCGTTATTCTGATAAAATTGAATTCGAGCTTCAATCTCTTTCACACGTTCTTCCTGTTTCCTTAGTTTAGCTGATGCTCTATCACGATATAGGTCATTAATCTGCGCCAGGGTAGCTGCTCGTGAAGATTGTAAATTTGCGCCATCTGATTTAAGCTTACTGGTAAAGCCAATGAAGTGACCCTCCGCACTATACTTAAGACCGGCATTTAAGGGTGCATATTGGAACACCGTAAACTTGTTCATTATTGAACTTACATTGTGTTGCAAGTTTCCCTGATCGTTTGTACCAAGTAACTCGGTGTCAAACGGTGTCTTTGATTTATCTACGGCTAGCTTTTCCATGTAGTTCACTCCCGCGAACGCTTGTGCTGTTAATAGTGCATTAATATCTGCCATTAAATACAATCATTTTAGTTTATTTATCGCAGAAAATAAAAAAGGAAGACACTGAGTCTTCCTGCATTTAATATGGTTAAGAGGTCGATTATCGCCATTCACCAATCGTGAACTCGTACCTGAATTGACTAGCGTCAAATGAATCATTCATGTGAATTTCCACGCCAGTCGGCTCAATCGGAAAACACTGACGAGTAACGTCCCATTCAAAACGGTCTCCGATATTATCATCAATTATTTCAATGACCTTTGTTATCTCTTCTTTATTGTAATCAGACCTACCTAAAACTTCAATTGTCAACTTAATTCTTTTTGGAATGAATATTATTCGGTCAATCCCAACTGCGGTCCAATCGACTATCATATCATATTCAAGCTCTAGATTGCGAACCTCCATATTTTCAATCTCAATTGAATTGCCTAATCCTAGTTCGTTGAGTAGCTCATTTTCCTCCTTTGATAGTCCAGCCACGTCACCGTCCATTGAGTCAGGCATGTCATACAGGCCAGTTCTGCGATCGTCAAATTCCTTTTTGAAAATTTCAGGCTTTTGATACAGGTTCTGTGCCAGCCTAAGTTGTTCAGGGCCCTTATATGACTCGGTTATTACGTATGCCTTAAATGATTCAATTGCCTTTGCCATTACTTCTTTAGACCTTCTCTTTTTACTAGATCCGCAAAAGACATTGCGTATTTCTCATTAATTCTCTTTTTGCTAGATCTAATCGTTTTTTCAGCAGAGGTCTTTCGACTCTTGACCAATTCAATATTATCAGAATAGAGACCAGGCACGGTGCTAAGTTGGTCGTCGCTATATTCAATAGGTTCATCTAGTTCAACTTCAAAACGATCAACATCAGGCTCATAGTTGTTTTGATAGATCTCAGAAATGGTACCGGTCGCACCGTCTACCACTTCAATGACGCCATTTTGTAGCTCTTCAGCGTCTGCCTTGATCATAATTCTGTCTCCGATTGAGAATTTCATACTGGTTCCTTTTTAATTTTTAAAGTTAGTGTACCGGTTCCCTTGATTAGCCGATGCCATTCATGTCTTGGAATCCGTACATTATTATTTAACGAGACAGGCAGTGCATTATCCAACTGGATCATCCAATCCGTCCTATTTTCTGAAATTATTTCTCTGGTCTCATCATCACGATGCCACTTTAACTCTATTGGATCAAGTGTTTGAGAAAATTCTCTAATTAGAACCCCATTCTCTTCATCAAGATTAGTGTACGGCTTTTCCATATTACCAAAACCCCGGATATGTTTTACCTCCCCATAGATGAGCGTATCTGTTAATTCTGCATGCCCAGTAACCTGCAGTAGTTCTGTCATTTTTTAGATGACATTGATGTCTGGCTGCAAAACTTTTACGAGCTTTAGGATTACTCACCTTAGCAGTTAATCCACCGTGTACGTCTCCGAACGCGATCTTTTTAACCTTTTTGGTTTTTGGATTAACTACGTACACGTAATACTTCTTTGCGCCGCCTCTCATTGGCTTGCCAATCTCAACGGTCTTTCCATGATATTCTGCCTCAAACAAAAAGTCCAACGGCACAATCTCGCCTTGATATTCTCCAAACCTTCCAAGATCAGTCTCTTCAAATAAGAGCTGGTCAATTCCAGTAAGTTCAATCTCTCCTCTGGCGTATGCCGATCTAGCTTCAGCCAGGAGCTCAAAATGAGCTTGGCTTGCTGGACGATACACCGACTCTGCTATTGAAATACCTTCATTAATATGATAGAGTAGGCTCTCTGAAACCAGAGATTCATTAAATTGACTGAATGATTTTACGAATCTTTGCATATAACTTATTCTCTAGTTAATGAACCTCCGCACTCGCATACATCACCTTCATTAATAACAACTGCTTCATAAGAGGTTCCGCATTCATTGCACGTGTAACTACCTTCGGCCATGTACTCCTCCGGCTCATGAGATAGTCGACGGGTGTTCATTTCTCTGTGCCTAGCATTAGAATTAGGCATCATCTCGTAACCTCTTGAGTTCGGATTATATGAAGTTCTTTGATCTTCTTTCTTCATTGTAAAATTAGCTGACCATTTGTCACGAGACCACTCGTAATTCTTTGGCCAAAATTGAAGTTTACCAATCAATGTTCCGGTTGAGTACTTGTCAATTATTGATTGAGCCTCTTCTTCCGAGTCAGTCTGTACCATTATGTGATTTGGATATGCCCAAATTGTAATATCTCCAGGTTTACCACCAATTTCTTTTGAGAAGTCTTTAGATGTACCGCGTTTACCCATTTCGGTGTTTTGATAAGTCATGCTAACTTGCTTGCCTTCCTGTTTTAAATCAGCATATATTCGTTTTGCGATTCCACCTAGTTCTAATGAGTCTGCTTCGTTTACTAAATTTTCGTCAACTTCATTCATTTCACCGATTAGAAAGTTAGCAACCTCTTCAATATCGTCCTTTGATGTAGCGATATGATCTACTGCCCAACTGTGTCCATCCTTTAGAACTTGATCTACTTTTCTTGGATCCATTTTTAACATGAGCTCTGTCAATCTTTGGATAGTTTCTAAGTTTCCAAAGAACATGTAGTTCTCAGTTTCATGGTGCTCATCATGATCGATTTTGGCAACTAGATGGTGCTGCATGTCTGGTTTTGATGCATGGTGAGGCATCATTTCGTGGTCATCATGACCATTAAAAAAGCTTTCGAATGTTTTAACAATTCTCATTTTTGGTATCGGTTATTTTGTTCTTTTATAAAATCTGCGAATCCTAATACGGATGAAGACTTCTTCTTTTTCTTTTGGGTATTGCCGCCAAGTGAAACGAATTTATCGCCTGAACCTATTGTATTTTGAGTAGGAGGAGTTATTGGTCCCATCGAACCAATTGAACCTGGAACTTGTGGAGTAACTCCAGGAGCTTCGCCTTCTTCAGTAACCGCTTTAGGTTTAGGTTCGTCAACTACTGATGTGTCTAGGATAAAAAGTCTGGAGTAAGCATCCGCTTTCATTTCTCCTTCTCTACCCTTAACTGCTTTACCTACGGCCTTGGCTGTAGTATTCAAAGTTTTAGCATACAGCGTATGTAGGTGTTTACCGGTTTTAGCAAACGCTTGACCAGCTGCAGTATTTCCAGTAGTATCTTCTCCAAATACCAGCCCCATCAGGGCTTGCGCAGCTTTTCTAAATTTCATTATCTTTGTATCATCTGCAATTTGTTTTCCTGTGACAGGTAGAGCAGTTCTTTCATATAATGGTAATTTCTTATTGAAATCATAATGAATTCCCTTGTATTTCTGGGTTTCAAACTCTTTGCTTTTTGCTCTTTCAATAAGACTCTTTTGAATTCCGTCAACCATTTTAACCAAGTATTCTTTGGCTTCGTCCGATACGTCCGGAAATCCGTTAATACTCACCTTTAGTGAGTTTGCTTCTCGGATAATGTCGGCCTCATTTGTCCAGTTTGTGTATTGAAATTGAAAGATTCTTCTAATTATAGATGCAGTGTTCTTGTTAATGAATAGCCCGCTTTTTAGGTCAGCTGAGGTGCCAGCTCCCAATTTTGAGTCTATTTTAGCCTCATATTCTTTGTCGGCTGCTTGAATACCTGCAGTAAGTTCATCAGACATGTCGTCCGTAATTACCTCGGCTGTGTGAATTGCATCAAATACTTCGGTTGCTGCTTCTTTTTGGGCTTCCTCAGTCTCAGCTTGCTCAAAGTTAGCATAGGCTTGTTGTGCTATTTTGGCTGGAATTTTAATCTTTAAAGAGAATGCATCGGCTAAATCGTCCTGCATCTTTTTAATCTTTTCGTAAATTTCTCCGCTAAAATCAGTTGTGCCTTTGCTGGCTAATTTAGCATAAATCTTTTCAAGAATATGGATCCGTGCAACAAACGTAAAAATCTTACTACTTATTTCTTCGATCTCAACCTCATTGATTTCCTTTTTAGATAGGGCTTCTTCTAGATTTTTACGAAATTCTAAAATTCTTTCATTTAAGTACATGAAATAACTATCTAACGCAGCTTTCATATTTGGATTACCAAAGTACTGGTCAAATGCTGGATCGTCCAGTTTTGAATCTAGATCAGATTCGTTCATTGCAAACAGAGAGTCCAATAATTTATTTAGAATTTCATTAGGATCCTCATTACGCTTGCCGTCTTCGCTGCCAGATTTCCGAGCCCTGTCCACCAGGTTATCAATCTGACCTCCGATTTGGATGAGATCAGCCTCTAGAATCAGGCTTTGAATCGACTGCAGTCTTTTTACTTTTAAAAACATATTAGGCTTCAAATTGTAGTAAATATTTAGTCTTGTTGACCGAATCTAAAACTCCATCGGCCAAGTTGTATAATTCTGAATCTGTGTCTCTGTCAAATAATTCACAAAAAGTTCCTCTAAAGGTTACTTCAACCATGTCGAAAAATCCACCAACTGCCATTTCGTAATCGCATACTTCAATTGATGCTTCTCCGAATTTTAATTTGTCCTTTCCGTATTTACCTGCAATTGCTTCAACAATTGTGTCCATTTGACCAATGAAACCCTCGTAAAACTCACCATAATGACGGTGTTCTCTGTCATACCGAGTCTGCCAGTGAATTATTTTAGCCTGATCAGCTATTTGCATCAATGATAGCATGAAGTACGCAATTGATACGTTTTGAGCTTCTCCAGCTCCAGTTAGTTCTTCTAATCCAAACATTATTGGTTGTGTGTTTTTTGTGACTTTTGCCATTTAGAAAATGGAGTTACCCAAAAATCGCGGTTTACATTCTTTTTCAGGTAATCGTAAACGTCATTTCCGGTAGGGTGCTGCAATACAGCGTTTCGTAAAGGTTCTTTACCCTTACGATAATTATCCAAATTGTTAAACGATTTTTCCATCTAGGTTATTTATTAAACGTCACCATCATTCTTTCAAGAGAGCCGGTTAAAACTTTATCAGTTGGAGCGATATAATTACTAAACACCAAAAACTGTAATTACTGATGAAATTTGAAGAATTAACAAAGGACGAAGTCCAATCAATATCAGACCTTTACTGGAATAAAGATTTAAGTTGGGATACCCGAATGAAACAGCTAAGCGAATACCTTGGCAAATCCGAAAGAACTGTTCAAAAATGGTTAGCTAAGTTAGGCATAACTGAAAGCTCAGTTCAAGAATCGCCGCAGTTAATAAAGGCTCGCGAGCGCAAGTTCAATAAGAAAAAGAAACGATTCATTATCACCTGGGCTCAAAATGATACCCCAGCTCATGAAGAATTCATTTCTAATCTTGAAGTGTACGCTCAACACATAGATGCAGACATCCATGTCATTGCTGGCAGATATAAAAATCCAACCTCAGTATTCTCTGATAAGAATTACGAAACCTGGTCAGAAAGAATCGCAGCCTACTTAGATGCAAATCGCCATGAAGTTCACAAGCACATGTGGATCATGTCAGACGTTAAGATTCAGCCAACTGCGGTTGATCCAATGACTGGCCTACAGGGCATGAGCGGCATTAATTCTTGCGTGTTTGGCTCTCCAAAAGTTCATTTGGAAACTATTCCAGTCCTTGAAGGTAACTTACCGAAGATGATGATGACGACCGGTGCCTGCACAGTTAAGAATTACACAGACTCGAAATCCGGTAAAAAGGGAGAATTCCACCATACGCTTGGTTTTGTCGTAGTTGAGATAAAGGATTCAACGACCTTCTTTGCTCGGCAAGTGACCGCTACCGATGATGGAGACTTTACTGATCTATTTAATAGAGTTGAGTACAATGAAGATCTTGAACAGAGCGAGATTTCAAAAGTTACGTCGGTAGCCGCAGCGATTCTTGGAGACATTCACTACGGTCAGCATGATGAGAGGGTAATTAAAAAGACTCTAGAGCTTTTTGAAAAACTTCAACCTGAAAATGTTATCTTACATGATGTATTTGACGGACTTTCAATCAATCATCACGAAAGCAAGGATCCATTCATTCAATACCAACGTGAAGTGGACGGCTCTAACTCCTTAAAGAAGGAAGTTGACGCAATGCTGACTGGACTAGAGTCTTTTTCAAAATATAATGTGTCAATTGTTCGCAGTAATCACGATGATTTCTTGGATCGTTGGTTAAAATCAACTGACTGGCGAAAAGCAAACACACTAAAGAATTCTTTGGAATACATGGAGTACAGTGCTCTGCTCTTGAGGGGAGATGCTCCAAACGGAGTCATTCCTTATCTAATCAATCGTAAGTTTCCGCAGTTTAAAACTTTGGGACGTAGCGACAGTTTAGTGGTTAATGGTTGGGAACTTGCTCAACACGGAGATATTGGATCAAACGGCTCTAGGGGTTCTCTAGTGCAGTTCCGAAAATTAAATACTAAAATAGTGGTTGGTCACTACCATTCTCCTGGTCGTAAGGACGGAGCACTAGCTGTCGGCACTTCAACTAAATTAAGAGTTAACTATAATATCGGACCAAGTGGATGGCTCCAATCACATGTAATCATTCATAAGGACGGAAAGGCTCAACATATTAATTTTATTAAGGGCGAATTTACAACCTTATCTTAAAAAACGTTTATCGTATGCAAAAAGAAGTAGTTATTGCAACTCGAGATAGAGACTATCATTGGATTACCCAACTTGATCGCTCAATTAGAGTCTCCGTTTACAGTAAATCGATTGAACCTAGGCACCCACTTGAAATTCATTTGGGAGATATTCGCGGAAGATGTGTTCACTCCTTCTTCTATCATATTGTTGACCGGTATGACTCGCTGGCCGATTACACTTTCTTTGCTCAAGATTATCCATTTGACCATGTTGCAAATTATATAGATTTGATGAATGGCGACTTTTTAAATTGGACAGCCGATGCCATATATCAAAATGGAGAAATTTGGTTTTTTGATACGAATTATAGAAGAATCTTGGAGACAGATAAATTCGGAAATCCCCATCATGCAGGTTTAGACCTAGAGCCGGTTTGGGCAAAAATATTTTCTGAACCTTGCCCAGAGAGCCTTGGGTTTGTAGCTGCTGGCCATTTTTGTGCTTCTCGAAAGCAAATCCATAAAAAACCAAAGGAATTCTATGAAAAGATTCTTAGAATTCTAGAGGAGGATCCGCTTTCGCCATGGTGCATTGAACGTTTTGAAATTTACATATTCACATAAAAAAAGCTCCTTTCGGAGCTTTTTCTTTTTAATCTTCAATATTGATTATTGGTTCTGGATAGGATTCATCTATTTCATCAGCCGTCACATTAGGATGATTAATACTCTCAGTTATAGATTCCATTAAATCCTTATTTAGGTTATAGAATTCTGAATGGACTGATGACGGGGTGTATTCCTTATAGGTACCGTAATTCTTTTCTTTTATTGAATTTAAGATTGTCTCTGATACTGAGTCTAGTGCAATTTCAATAAGTTTAGTATCTCGTTTAATATTCAAGTTTCTTGATCTTTTCTTAGCCAATTCAAGTTGTAAAGCAATATCTTTTATTCTACTAGGTTCTGCTGCAATTGCCAGCGGTTCATATTGAGGTTTAATCGATTTAAGAATACTC